CAAAGTCCAGGTTAGAGAAATTGACTAATGGCATTTTACCTTGTGGGTTGCAACACGAATTCTAATTGCTGTGCAGGTACATCTGCACCGATGATGTCATATGTAATTGTTACATCAAACTCATTATTTTCAAAATTAGGAAGAGTTTTAACAGATCTCAATCTTACTCTTGGTTCATTATTTCTGATCGATCTTTCTATTTCATCCTTAATAGATGATGCTGTTAGATCATCCATATTATCAAATAATAGTTTAGAGATTCTTGAACCGAAGTTTTCATCAAAAAACTTCTCTCCAGGAAGGGTAAATACAATATTTTTAATCGAACGAGCAATTGCATTCTCATTTTTGAGTGCAATTAAGTCATTAGTTAGTGGATTCGACTTAAAGGACATACTAACGTCCTTAAAACCTTGACTTACCCTCTCTAAAGGCACAACAATACGGCAATTATGTATT